TACAATTGGTATGGAAGATTACTTCGATCGTATCTTCAGTCTGCACGAAACAACGTCTAAATATCCACCGTACAATTTAATTTCTCTAAGTAATGTTGAGTCAAGTCTGGAACTTGCTTTGGCAGGTTTTAAGAAGGCAGAAGTCTTCGTCTACACACAAGATGGTAAACTCTTTATCGAAGGTCAGAAGGAAGATAAGGAAACGGAAACGAACTACCTCCACAAGGGTGTGGCTCAACGGAGTTTTACACGAGCGTGGACACTTAGCGAAGACACGGAAGTTAGATCAGTTACTTTTGAGGATGGGTTACTGACAGTCATCTTAGGTAAGGTTGTTCCTAAGGCCCATGAGCGGAAGAATTACTTATAAATATTGTGCTCAGGTCCCCTTGACAAACTCACGGGGATCTTTTATACTGTAAGGGATCTAGAGAACGGTTATGACTATTAAGATGGTTCTTCTCAAGTCAGGAGAAGATGTTATCGCTGACGTAAAGGAACTTAAGCATGGAGAGACGCTTCTCGGTTATCGTCTTGATAGACCTGTAACCGTTGACCTATCGTCTCCAGACGAACTCTATACTGAAGTCACAGATACTCAGGTTCACTTTGCTCCTTGGTGTCCACTGTCTGCTGATAGGGAGATTATGATTCCTAGGGACTGGGTGATCAGCATTGTTAATCCAATTGAACAGATTGTTCAACAGTACAAGGATGGTCTGTCTGGTGTCGGTAAAGCACCTGAAGGTTATCTTGCCGATCAAGATTCTTTGGATGATGATACTGATGCTGAATATGAAGAGCAGCCTGATGATGGGGAAGGCGTAGACGCTGATGACGCATTTGAGGATGAGTCTACTGGATACTATGACCCCAATGAAATGCTTCAGGGTTATACCGATGAGGAAGGCAATCCAGTTGATTTGATTCCTGAGAGTGTGGAATATGATCCTGAAGTTGGTACTTCTGACGCCGAATGGGATGGGGCAACGGAGACTGGGGCATGATTCAACTATTACTTTTTAATGGTATGATGATCATCGCCACTCTTCAGGAGGTTGGTGCTGATATTGGTGAACCAGATTGCTTGCTCAAAGAACCATACCAAGTTATTCTTGGACCTGAAAATGAGATTGTAGTCAGACCATGGTTGTGTGAGTATACAACTCAGAACGAGATGAAGGTTCATTCTAGCAGCATCACCACTATTGTTGAACCAAATAGTAAAGTCCTTCGTGCCTACCTTTCCTGTCTTAAATGAAGTTTTATACTAATGTTCAACTTGTCGGCAATCAATTCCTCGTTCGAGGATACGACAATGGAAAACATTTTATGCATCGTGAAGAGTATCGCCCAACTCTCTATGTGAACAGTAAAAAGAAGACTGAATATAAGACTCTCGATGGTGAATTTGTTGAACCTATCCAACCAGGATATGTTCGTGACTGTCGGGAGTTCTTTAAAAAGTATCAAGATGTGAATGGATTTAGTGTCCATGGCAATGAGCGATACATCTATCAATACATTTCTGACAAGTATCCACAGAAAGAAATTAAGTTTGATATTTCTAAGATCAAACTGTTTACGATTGACATTGAAACCACAACCGAGTACGGTTTTCCAGATGTTAATGATCCACAAGAAGAACTGCAAACCATTACAGTTCAAGAAGCATCGACTAAGAAGATTATCACATGGGGCGTAAAACCATATCACTCTACTCGTAAGAATTTTGAGTATCGGTACTGTTCTTCGGAGTATGAACTCTGTCTAAGTTTTATTCAGTGGTGGATGGATGATACTCCTGAAGTCATCACTGGATGGAACCTGCAACTATTCGATATTCCATACATCGCTGGCCGCCTGAACCGTGTGTTGGGTGAGAAGATGATGAAGCGTCTATCACCTTGGGGACTAGTAACTGAGAATGAAACTTACATCAAGGGTAGAAAGTTTAAGACCTTTGACATTGGTGGTGTAACACAACTTGACTATCTTGACTTGTATAAAAAATTTACTTATACTAATCGGGAATCTTATAGATTAGATCACATTGCTCTGGTCGAACTTGGTCAACAAAAACTTGATCACTCTGAGTTTGACACCTTCAAAGATTTTTATACTGGCAACTGGCAGAAATTTGTTGACTATAATATTGTTGACGTGGAACTGGTTGACCGTCTTGAAGATAAGATGAAGTTGATTGAGCTTGCTATTACTATGGCATATGATGCGAAAGTCAACTATGTTGATGTGTTCTATCAAGTTCGTATGTGGGATACGATTATCTTTAACTATCTTAAAGAGAGGAACATTGTAATTCCACCGAAAGTAGATTCTCAAAAAGATGCAAAGTATGCAGGTGCCTATGTCAAGGAACCGATTCCAGGAAAGTATGATTGGGTTGTTAGTTTTGACCTTAACAGTCTATATCCTCACCTTATCATGCAGTACAATATTTCGCCAGAGACATTACTCGACGAAAGACATCCAACAGTTAACGTTGAAAAAATACTTACTCAGCAAATAACATTTGAGATGTATAAAAACAATGCGGTATGTGCCAATGGTGCAATGTATCGCAAAGATGTCCGTGGGTTTCTACCTGAATTGATGGATAAGATCTATAAGGATCGCACCGTCTATAAGAAGAAGATGCTTGCTGCTAAACAGGAGTATGAAAAAACTCCTACTGATAAACTCAGGAAGGAAATTTCCAGATGTAACAACATCCAGATGGCTCGTAAGATTCAATTGAACTCTGCTTATGGTGCTATTGGTAATCAATACTTCCGTTATTATAAGTTAGCAAACGCTGAAGCAATTACTTTATCAGGTCAAGTCTCGATTCGCTGGATTGAGAATAAAATGAATTCTTATCTAAATAACATCTTGTCTACAGAGGAGGTTGATTATGTTATCGCATCTGACACTGATTCAATCTATCTTAATCTTGGACCTCTTGTTGATAAATTTCTTGCTAGTAAGTCTAGTGATAAAACAACAGTTGTGGAGTTACTTGACAAGATCTGCCAAGAAAAATTGGAACCTTTTATCGAGAACTCCTACCAAGAACTTTCGGACTATGTTTCGGCGTATCAACAAAAAATGATCATGAAGCGTGAGAATATCGCTGAACGTGGTATCTGGACCGCGAAGAAGCGATATATTCTCAACGTATGGGATAGTGAGGGTGTTCGATATGCTGCACCTAAACTTAAGATCATGGGGCTTGAAGCAGTCAAATCATCCACTCCTGCACCTTGTAGGGCGATGATTAAGGAAGCAATCAACATCATCATGAATGGTACGGAAGATGACGTGATTAAATACATTGAGGAGTCAAGAACAAAGTTTAAGCAAATGTCCCCTGAGGAGGTTGCTTTCCCTAGATCTGTCTCTGATGTTAACAAGTATCATTCATCGACCTTTATCTATGATAAGGGCACTCCAATTCATGTTCGTGGTGCTCTGCTATACAATCACTATGTAAAGCAGAACAAATTGGATGCGAAGTATTCGTTCATTCAGAATGGTGAGAAGATAAAGTTTCTTTATCTATCAAAACCCAATCCAATCCATGAAAATGTGATATCATTTATCCAAGACTTCCCACACGAATTAAACATCTCAAAATACGTTGATTATAATCTTCAATTTGAGAAATCTTTCGTCTACCCATTGGAAGCAATCTTAGATTCTATTGGATGGAATGTGGAAAAAACCATTACACTAGAGAGTTTCTTTTCATGAAAGACCAAAACACAATTGAAGAAGATGAGAATAAAAAAGATAAATGGAATCGTGGACTCGATCTTTTTATCGAGTCTGTCTTGAAACCAGATAGCAAATTACGTGAGTGTTCTCACAATCAGAAGTGCTATACTGAGTTGATGGATGTAAGAGAGAATGTTTTGGAGTATTTAAAAACGTTGCGTTGGAATTAATGTCAAAAATCATATTAGTAACGGGTGGATTTGATCCCATTCATAGTGGACACATTGAGTATTTCAAGTCTGCTAAAAAATTAGGTGACAAACTTATTGTTGGAGTTAACTCTGATGAATGGTTGACAAGAAAGAAGGGTCATCCATTTATGCCGTGGGTAGAAAGAGCAAATATCGTTTATCATTTACAGATGGTAGATGATGTCATCGCATTTGATGATGCTGATGGTTCTGCATGTGGAGCTATAGCAGTGATCAAGGAACGCTATAGAAATGAATCCGTGATTTTTGCCAATGGCGGTGACAGAACCAAAACAAATATCCCTGAGATTGATCGCTATGGTGACGATCCTATGGTAGAATTTGCTTTTGGAGTAGGGGGAGAGGATAAGATGAACAGCAGTAGCTGGATTCTTAATGACTTCTACAAAAAGAAAACTAAACTAATTACAAAATGATGGATTTTCTCAAGGACATTGTAAAGGAGATTGGTGATGAGTACACCACCGTTGCCAGAGACATTGATGACACTGAAAACTATGTGGACACGGGTTCGTACATTTTTAACGCATTGGTTTCAGGTTCTATTTTTGGTGGTGTATCTGGCAATAAGATTACTGCCATTGCTGGTGAGTCTTCTACTGGCAAAACTTTCTTCAGCCTCGCTGTCGTTAAAAATTTTCTTGATTCTAATCCTAATGGGTACTGTCTATATTTTGACACAGAGGCAGCAGTTAACAAGTCTCTCTTAGAGAGTCGTGGTATTGATCTAGACCGCCTTGTAGTCGCTAACGTGGTGACTGTGGAGCAGTTTAGAACCTATGCCCTGAAGGCAGTGGACATGTATCTCAAAACACCTGAGGAGGATCGTAAACCCTGTATGTTT